AATACACAGTGGTGGCCCTGTGCTGGGACTGTCACCAGGGTCCTATGCTGGGTTGGCACGGGCAGAAAAGAATGTGGGGCATTAAAAAAATGGACATGGATGATGCGTTAAATACAACAATTAAACGGGTGATTGAATTAATTAATAACCCTACAGTTGCGTAGGATATTAACTTTGAGTTAAGATAGCGTTACTGCAACAGAGCAGTTTATTTGAAACACAAAGGAAAACACCATGACAACAGCAACATTAGTTACCCTCGCAATCGTTGACGAAATTGGTTTCTTGGAAGAAGAGATCAAAAACAAACAAGCAGAACTTGAGTCCAAAAAAGACGAACTCAAATTATTGGGTGCAGGCACATACGTTGGAGCCTTGTTTGTAACTAACATAACCAACACCCCAGAGAAGAAATCTGTATCCTGGGCCAAAGCCGCCAAAGAGGTAAACATACCCGCCGCAATTGTTGAAAAGCACACTACAGTGACTTACAACATTTTGTCAGCTACTACCAAAGCCCGCTCAAATTAAACCAAATGCCCCTGCGGGGGCTCAAAGGAAACAAAATGACATACTCATCAGCCTGCGGAACCATAGTCAGAACATCACGTAGAAATCGTGGAGTTGGTTCAAACCCTAATGGCCGCAAAGAATGGATTGTGATTCGTAGAGACACGTATGTGGGCGCACTGAAATTGTGGAGACCCACTATGCCCATGACTATCAAACAAGCTTGCGAGGCTTTTGAGCACCTCAGTCGTTGGGATGAGACAGAAGTAAAAATGATCACTGTAAAAGAGTGGGAACAAATGAAAAAGGAAATGGTATGAACGAAGAAATCGAAACAATCGTCCGCACCGAAGACGGTGTCCGCGTAGCAGTCTCCCAGTGGAGCAACGACAGCGTATGGTTAAGTCTTCAGGCTCACCATGCAACAATGCATGTAACCTTTACGCGAGCAGAAACCGAGCAATTGTTCGCTGGCTTAAAAGCCATTTTGGATTTACCTATTGCGGAACAATAACCCCAGAGTTGACAAGGCTATTAACTTTCTGTTAAGATACCAATCACTGCATATCGCAGTTTATTTGAAACATTTTTAAAGGATTAAATCATGTATCGTTTTTCAACTTCTTCCAAGCAATCAGCATATCGTTCAAACAACCCTTTGTCGAATGAGCAGATTGCTCGCTTTGCGCCAAGCGTATTGGCCGACAATGCCCATGAGTCCCGCGGTGACCGTTATACATTCATCCCAACACTTCAGGTGATTGACGGTTTACGTAATGAGGGTTTCGAGGCTTTCGAGGTTCGTCAAACCAATTGCCGTGATCTGGCCAAGCGCGAGTTCACCAAGCACATGGTCCGCCTGCGCCATCCTGATGCTATTGCATCCCAGGGTGAAGTGCCTGAGTTGGTATTGATCAACAGCCACGACGGTACAAGCTCATACCAATTGTTGGCTGGCTTTTTCCGCTTTGTGTGCTCCAACGGTTTAATCGCTGGTGACATCCAGTCTGACGTTCGTGTACGCCACAGCGGCAATGTGGTCCATGACGTGATCGAGGGTTCATTCAAAGTATTGGACAACGTCAAGCAAATCAGCAACAGCATTGGTGAGTTCAAAAGTATTACATTGAACAGATCAGAGCAAGAGTTGTTTGCCAACACTGCATTGCAGTTGCGCTGGGACGATAAGGCGCCTGTGACCGCTGAACGAGTTCTCCAGGCCAATCGCCACGAAGACGTAAGCTCTGACCTCTGGACCACGTTTAACCGCGTCCAAGAGAACATGATCAAGGGTGGGGTATCAGGAAAGACCACCACAGGCCGCAGGATGCACACAAGAGGCGTCTCAGGTGTCAATGAGAACGTCAAGCTTAATCGCGCCTTGTGGAGCCTTGCAGACGGCATGGCAAAGCTTAAAGCCAACGTGATTGATGTAGAGGAAGTGTTCGCTTAACAACCACGGGGCTACGGCCCCTTTTTTATTGGACCCACAATGAACTTCAAAGAATTAGAATTTTTCAATGCTGGTGAAGATTTCACTGCACACGCCGTGTTATCATATGCCTTACAAACAGGCCAGGACCTTACGGGGTTGTTGAACTATTTGGGATATGACGTTGTAAATAACGAAACCCTGGTAGCAAACAGCAACCTTTTAGGTATAATTAACAAATAGTTAATAATCTTAACCTGGAGTAAACAAATGGCCAAAACCTTAATCGATACTGTCACAAAAAGAAAACGGACCCCAGTCGAGCCAAAAGAAGACAAGCTTTACCCAAAACAGAAGATAGTCAGCGCCAAGGGCACAAAGCCACCAGGACCGCCCAAGGCGCCCACCATGGAACAAGTACAAGACGTAGAGTGGATGAATTGGGTGGAATACGCCCAAAGCCGCATAAGATACCTGGAAAACAAATTGGCATTACAAGCAGATGAGATCGATTATCACAAGCAGTCGATAAAACGCCTCAAGAATCGCATCTTGCAGGGATAAACCAAAATAGTTACACTTACTCGCAGTGCATAGGACTTTCGGAGAATAGGGAATGCCTGACAAAAAGCTGACAACAACGCCGCCTAACAAACGTGGACGGCCATCAACATACACTGAACACATAGCCCAGGTCATATGTGTACGTATAGCTGAAGGGGAAAGCTTACGTAAGATAGTACTGGATGACAACATGCCCGATAGGGTGACGATTTACCGTTGGTTGTTGGATAAACCAGATTTCTGCAACCAATACGCTCGCGCACGTGAAGACCAGGCTGAGACTCACGCTGACGAAATCGTGGACATTGCTGACCAACTGCCGTACCAGATCACTGACAAAGACGGCAACATTCGGATTGATTCTGCTTACGTACAGTGGCAAAAGAACCGCATAGACGCCCGCAAATGGGTTGCATCCAAGCTCAAGGCCACCAAGTATGGGGACGTGCTCAAACACACTGGAGACGCGAATAACCCGCTTGTGGTGGATGTCATGGCCAAAGAGATTGTGACCAGCATGATCAAGAACGTCGAAATGAAACGTCAATTAGCCAGCAATGCAAGCTGACATACTAGATGACATCGAGGCCAAACTAAAGGACCCAGAGATCCAGGAGACGCTGTCCAAGCTGGCGCCTGAGGACCTGGCCGCATTCCAGTGGCGCATGAACTGGTTAGCAAGCGCTCACGATCACCAGATTGAGCCCACGGGGGAGTGGTGGTCCATATGGGCTGTCATTGCAGGCAGGGGGGCGGGTAAATCGAGGCTGGCCGCGGAGAATATGGCATGGTGGGCTTGGAGTATCCCCAAGTCACGCTGGCTTGTAGCGGCCCCCACAAGCGCTGACATACGCGGTACTTGCTTTGAGGGTGAGTCTGGCCTGCTTGCTGTCATCCCTGAAATACTGATCCGAGACTACAACAAAAGTATTAGCCAGATCACGTTGATCAATGGGTCAATCATTGGCGGCATACCAGCGTCTGAGCCCAACAGGTTTAGGGGGCCGCAGTGGCATGGAGCCTGGCTCGATGAGTTGGCCGCATATGACTACATCACAGAGACGTGGGACCAGGTGCAGTTTAGCGTCCGTCTAGGCCAGCGCACCAGGATCATAGTCACTACTACCCCCAGGCCAAAAGATTTGATTGTGGACTTGATAGGACGGGCTGGTGATGATGTTGCGCTGACAACGGCGTCCACTTACACCAACTTGATGAATTTAAGCCCAAGCTTTAAGAAACAGATTCTTAGCTATGAGGGCACCAAGCTAGGACGCCAGGAAATTTACGCGGAGGTGTTGGACCCAGAAGACACTGGCATTATCAAGCGTTCAATGTTTAGGTTGTGGCCGCCACACAAAGAGTTCCCTAAGTTCGAGTACATATTAAGTTCCTATGACGTGGCTTTCACGGACAAGACGCAAAACGACGCGACAGCAAATATTGTGTTTGGGGTGTTCAAGCCCACTGATGGTCCAATGAGCGTGATGGTGATCGACTGTTGGCAAGACCGCTTACAGTATCCTGACCTGCGCCCCAAGGTGATCGAAGAGTTCGAGGTAGTCTACGGTGAGGGCAAAGACAAAAAGAGGGTTGACTTGATCCTTGTGGAGGACAAAGCCGCTGGTATCAGCCTTATACAGGACCTGCAACGCGCTCACCTGCCTGTTCGTGGGTACAACCCAGGCCGAGCCGACAAGACGCAACGGCTGAACATTGTGTCCAACATCATTGCCGCAGGACGTGTATGGGTGCCTGAAAGCTCTAAGAACAAGGGTTACGTGCGTGATTGGGCCGAGGGGATGATAAGCCAGGTGTGTTCATTCCCTGAGTCAGCGCACGACGATTACGTGGACGCAATGACCCAGGCATTGAGATACTTGAGGGATTCACACTGGTTGGACATTGATGGGCCCGCACCAGAAGACTATGACGAGGATGATTTGATTGACGCTGGGATGGTCAAACGCCGCGGTAATCCATACGCTCAATGATTATGCGCTTACTAGACCAAACCCCAAACCTTAGGCATAATGTGGTCAGTTTAGTCCTACGAGGTCAAAATGCCTGAAGGTTTACTTAGCGGTGTTCTACCCGCCTTATATTCTGCTGGAGACTATGCCAAGCGCCAGGTCAAAAACATTGCCTCTGACCCATTAGGCGTCATACAGCAGTCTTTGGGGCAAATGACCGATACCCGTAAACGGTTTGATGATTTAGCCCGTATGGCCTACGGTGACCCCAAGAATCCTGCAAAGGTTACAAACAAAGCCGCGCACGATTTACTCCAAACAATGGCCACAGAGCAAATGCTCAACATGAACATGGGCGTGTCTGGTGTGGTCAAACCACTGAAAGGTGGCGCCTGGTTGGACAAAACAGTTGATCGCATGATTGATGACATGAGGCCAACGTATTCATTAGATGATAAGTTGGTGTTAGAAAAAGATTTAAAAACATACTTAGATTACATAGAGAAAAATAAAAATATACCTGGTGTTGATTTAACCCATGTTGAACAAGAAATACGGGATCACACGGACTTGCTCAAACGATTGCCTGGTTATTCAGCAGTGCATGAATGGTTGAATAAGAACTTGCGTAATTATGTCAAAAATGAGATGGGCACACCTTTTGACCCATTGCGTAAGCAAGCTGATGAAAAAACTAAAATTCACCTTGAGCCAGATCAATTAGCACACCAACCTTACATTGAGGGTGTTAAGAATAGAAGGGAAGAAGTGGGTATGCCTGTTGAGGGTATGGCCAAAACCCCTATGGGTAAGTCATGGGAAGATCGTGCTGATTTGCACATTGAAAGTCAACCTGCATCTTATTACCAAAACAAACCATCGTATGTTGCTGATTTTGGACAATTTGGTTCTAACAAGTTTCATACTGAAGAAGAGGCTAAAAAATCAATTGAAAAATGGCATAAAGCTATTAGTAATTTAAGTGCAAATGGACCTCTTCGTAAAGTTGTACCAACAATTCAAAGAACAGGGCCCATGGTAGAACACCCATGGCTTGAAAAGAAAGCACCTAATGAACCCATTTACAACCTTGATGGTGGACAGGCATTAAACTTCAGGCCAGTCACCGAAACATTGTTAAATGACATATTCGAAGGTAGGTTGCCTGCTGAAAGCTTGAAGAATGTATCTGTTGCCCAGGCGGTGGCCAGGCACTCAGACTATCAAAAGGAATTGGCCGCTCAATTGGCAAAACTTGAGGCTGAACAACAAAAGAAAAACTTATCAGCAAACGTACACAAAGAGTATGACAACGGACATAAATGGATTGAGTTGCCTGACACAATGTCATCAGCAGAAAACAAAGAATTCTGCAAAAGTATTGGTAAAAACCTTGGGCTATGTACTCAGAACGATTGGGCCGCAGAAGATTACGGTAGGCATGACGTTGGTAATCGTTTGTATGCTTTGATTGACCAAGAAGGCAAGCCCCATGCTCAAGTACAAACAAAACATCGGCATTTTAATTTAAGGGACATATCAAATTTACCTGCTGAAGATCAGAAATTAATAAGTAAGCAGGTAACAGAATGGGCCCAAAATCAAGACGAGTACCCAACACATAGTCGAGTTGAACGTGCATATTCTGATGCGGCCAAGTCATTAGGGCATCAATTGCCCACTGATGTATTGGAAATCAAGCCACCAAGCAATGACTGGAAAGGTCAGTATTCATTAGATCGTGAAGAGAAATACCCAGGGTATCAAGAGAAATACAAACCTTATTTGGATGACTTTGTAAGGTCAGGCAACTATGGGGACGTGGGTGATTTGTACAACACCAATTTGTTTGATCTTAACAATGTGTCAGATTATGCTAACAAGTTAAAATCGCATGGAAATAAAGTTGGATTAAATTTACCTAGATTTATTACCAACCAAGAAGCAGATATTTTGGGCCAGCATTCTGTCAACCATCAAGTTGCACAAACAGTTAATAACCCAGAAATTAGACCAATACCCGAAATACCTGAAGAGCTTAGAAAGTATCAAGTACAACCAGAACCACCAGTACAAGAATACAGAGCAGGCGGAGCAGTACAGCATTTTGATGATGGTGGGGAAGTAACCAGCCAGGACGATTTAAACAAACCATTCTTTGGTAACCCCAACATTCAGCGCCAGGGTGCCGCGGCAAGGGCCAATGCGGCAGAGCGTTCGCCACTGACCCTGCCTGACCCCAGGACGTATGCGGCGGCCACTACAGCGTTATCCGTGCCTGTCAACATAGCCAACATGATTGCTGGTGGTGTTCAATCAGTAGCTAAAAGTATTCCTGAAGCATTTAAGACG